AAACAGTCCGCAAAAGACAATGAAGATTTCAAGAAAAAATTTGAACAGTCCGAACAGGCAAGAAAAGATTTTGAACATAAGACAAAAGTTTCCGCATTTGTAAAATCTCTCGGTCTGAAAGATGATATCTATGAAAAGCACGTTGAAAATCTTATTCTTGAAAAGGGTCTGAAATTTGAAAACGATAAGCTTATCGGCGGTGATGACGTTGTCAGCTCATTCAGAGAAGCTCATGCTGATGCGTTCAGACCGAATATGACTGACGGCGTATCTGCTCCGACAAGCGGCAACGCTCCGCCCGTGATGGACGGCGTTACAAAGGCTTTCCTTGCAAGAAATCCTGATATCAGAATATAATGGAGGTTTTTTACTATGGCACATGAATTACAGGAAAGATATTCAAAACTCGTCCTCGCCAAAATGAGAAAAGAGGCTGTTCTCAAAGACGGCATTGTCTTCAACAACGATTATGAGGGCAATCCGACTTCCGGAGCTGTCAAAATCCCTGTCAGAGATAAGGAAGTTACCGTTTCCGACTACGACAAATCAAACGGCATAACAGCTTCAGCAAGCGACACTACATACCAGACTCTTGTCATCAACAAGGACAAGGCGGTAAGCGAAATTATTGACGGCTATGATGCTGCTGCCGTTCCTGACAATCTCGTTGCTGACAGACTCGACAGTGCAGGCTATTCAATGTCAATGACTCTTGATAATGACGGTGCGTCTGTTCTTCTCGCTGAGGGTTCTGCGTTCAATACTGCAAGCGTTGACAGCTCATCAGCGTATGACCTGATTGTTGAAGTCAGAAAAGCTATGTCAAAAGCTAATGTTCCCCAGTCAGGCAGATATCTCCTTGCAACTCCTGACTTTTATGCACTTCTCCTCAAGGACAAAGACCATTTTGTCGGTGCTTCCGCTCTCGGCGACAGCGTAAAACAGTCCGGTGCTCTGGGCAGAATTGCAGGATTTACAGTCTATGAATGGAATGACGACACTCCAAATCTCCAGTTTATTGCAGGTCACCCCAAGTTCGCTACAAGGGTAAATGAATGGTCTGTGCCTGTCAGGGTTGAAGACATGAAAGACGGCAAACATATCGGTGCAACATGGGTAAACGGCAGAATGGTTTATGCTCATAAAGTCCTCAGAAGTCAGGCTGTCCGCCCTGTATATGCTCCGGGTTCTCTTACCGCTTCACTTGCAAAAGGTTCTGCATCAGGTACTTGCATTGCGACCATTTCAGCCGGAAATACAGGCACTACTTATGCATACAAGGTCAATCCGTCTGCAAGAGCTTCATACAATCAGACTTCATCTGCATACGGCGGCACTTCCCTCACATCTGGAACTACTGAAATTTCTGTTTCTGCCGGCGATATCATTGAAATTGTCAACTTCTCATCTTCAAAGGCTGTCGCCGTTACATACATCACTGCTGACAGTTCGGTGATTAAATAATGGCTTATGCTGATTTCGGATTTTATCTTGATTTCTATGCAGGTTCTGTTATCACTGATGAAAAAATATTCCGTTCACTTGCTGAACGTGCTTCCGATTTCATCGACACCGTGACATTCGACAGAGTAAAAAATGAGGACTGCTCGAAATTTCAGGATAAAATCAAACGCTGCTGCTGTGCTGTCGCCGAAAAAATCTACAGGCATGAAAAGCCTTTTCAGATGCTTGAAAGCGGTTTAGGAGTTAAATTATCCGAAAAAATCGGCGAATATTCCGTAACAAATGCCAATCCTTACGAATATATCGAAAAATATTCTTCTGAACAGCTTGAAAAACTTATGAAAAAGACTGCTTTGCGATATCTCGGAAATACAGGTCTTATGTACAGGGGGTGTGACTGATTTACACAAACGCTGATTGTACTGTGTATAATAAATCACTGGATAAGAAATTAAGAGCTGATGTATGGCACAGAACCGTCATAAAAGGCATTTACTGGGAGGATACTGTCGGTCAGAAGCTTAATAAAACTCTTGCAAATGAATGCAATGCTTTTGTGATTATCCCATGTAATGCCGATTTTGGCGGAAAACGCTATGTAAAACCAAAATCATATGACGGCTCGGAAGATACTTTCACTTTTGCCGCCGATGATGTCATTGTAAGAGGCATTTGTGATAAAAATATTAATCAGGATTTCACTCTTAAACAGCTTCACAGCCTTGATGATGCCCGTACAATCATGTCTGCCGATGATTTCAGATACGGCTCGGACGATGTGAAACATCTGGAGGTGACCGCAAAATGAAACTTAAACTTGAATTTTATGGCAGTGCAAACAGAAAACAGGAGTTCGCAAAGGCTCAGAAAATCATCGACAGCGAGGTTTTACGCAGATGCGACCCGTACGTTCCGATGCTCACGGGAAGCCTTAAACGCTCCGGCATTTCAGGAACGGTTATCGGCTCGGGAGTCGTTGAATATACTGCTCCTTATGCCAAAAAACAGTATTATCTTAACAAGGGTACAGGCAGACAGGGCGTAGCCAAAAAAAGCAGTCGCAATATTAACTGTCTGCGTGGTGCTTACTGGTTTGAACGCATGAAAGCAGACCACAAAAAAGATATCCTGAACAAGGCTAAAGGGGTAGTAAAATGAGTATTATTCAGAGCATTCGCAGCTTTATTGCTCAATGTCCCCTCCTTGAGGACGGAAAACTGAATATTGACTACCTCGGCGTTGAACCCCTTGAATACTCAATTGACAGCATTCCCTGCGAAACAATCATCAAAAAATATGTTGACGGCTCGGAAATCAGACAGTATGAATTTGTCTTTGCAAGCCGTCAGGCGTTCGGTTCTGATGTGTGGCAGAACCTCGCAAACAGCGATTTCTATGAAAAATTTGCTGACTGGATTGACTCTCAGAACTATAATGAAAATTTCCCTGACCTCGAAAGTCAGTACCGCACACCTCAGTCAGTCGAAGTCACTTCAAGCGGATATGTATTTGAACTTGACACCGATAATGCAAGATATCAGATACAGCTCCGCTTAACTTATTATCAGGACAGGAGATATAAAAATGGGTAAAAGTATTAAAAATGCAAACCTCGTTCAGAGAACAGGAAAAGTCGCTTTCTATCGTGTAAAAGGTGAAAGCATTTACAGACGCATGGAGGGCTTCACTTCCCTTTCAAATGCCAAAAATCCTAAGGAATACAGCCGTCAGTACGTTGATGAAGACTTCGAACGCACTGATATTACAGGCTATTCCGCTTCAATTTCATACGCTTTCGACAAATATAAAAACAATGCCGTTCTTGATGATATTGTAAATATTACCGAAAATGAACTTATCGGTCAGGATATGGTAAGAGAAATACTTGTCGTTGATATGACTACTTCAAACAGTTCCAACGGCTCGGTATATACCGCAAATGCTAAAATCAGACAGTATTCTGTTATCCCTGACACAGACGGCGACAGCACAGACTGCCTTACATATTCAGGAACTTTCAAGACAAGAGGCGAACTCGAAAACTGCGTTGCAATGTCCTCTGACGGCTGGCAGACAATTACAGAAATTAACAAGAATGCCGCTTCAACAACCGCTTACTGTGACGAAATTACTGTTTCTGACAGCACAGGTATTATCGGCACTTCCGGCAGCAGCCTTTTAACTCTCAACGCTTCAACTGCTGAAACATCTGTCACAATCGCTGCAACTGCCGTATTCTCGGGGGCTGCTCTCACTCTCATGGAAGGCTCGACTATCCTTGAAAAAGGTACAGGCTCGATTTCTTACACAAATTCAAATTTCACTGCTACCAAAGAATATATTCTTCTCAGCTCCGTTGCTGATTCCGCTAAAACTTATAAGATTACTGTTACAAAAGAATAGGAGTTTTTGAAAAATGAACGTTTATACATGGGAAATTAACGGCGTTTCTCTCGATTTTGATATTGAAGATGCTGATAACGCTGAAAAATATCAGAAAGCTTTCGAAAAATTCGGTGAAACTGAAAAAATTATTACCTCATCTGAAATCAATTCTGCGGATTTTATCCGTGAATACTGTAAAATGTTCAGAAATCTTTATGATGATATATTCGGTAAAGGCACATCTGATAAAATTTTCAGCAAAATTAAAGATAATTCAAGAAAATATGATGAAATTTATGCTCAGTTCGTCGACTTTATCAGCGGTCAGTCATTAAAAGCTGCCGAAAGACGTAATAAATTAGCTGAAAAATATTCTCCGAAAAGAAAATGATTAACATTATCTATGAGGATTTGCCCGAAAGTATCCGCATAAACTCAAAAAGTTATCCTGTATTCACGGATTTCCGTGACTGGATAGCTTTTATTGATATGTTCAATGATGAAAACTTAAACATTAATGAAAAACTTCTCCTCTCGCTCAGATGGTTTTCAGATACCATTCCTGACGATTTGCAGGAGGCTTTCAGCGGTCTTGTAAAGTTCGCCTCGGCTGATGAAATCAGCTTCCATTCCGGAAAATCATCAGCCGGCGGCGGCTCTGCTCCCGTCCTTTCGTACCTCTATGACAGCGTTTACATCTTTTCAGCTTTTCTTCAGGTGTACAATATCAATCTGAAAACTGTCAAATATATGCACTGGTACGAGTTCAGGGCGTTGCTTGACGGTCTGCCCGAAGATACTCCGGTTAAAAAACGTATGGCGTACAGAGCCGTCAATATCGCTGAAATCAAGGACAAAAAAGAACGTGCAAGAATAAGAAAAATTCAAAGGGATATCGCTTTGCCGGCACGTGAACTCTCCGCTTACGATGCCGGCAGCGTATTCGGTTAGGAGGTGAATTATGTCATTTGATGGAAGATTAAAATTTGATACAGGTATCGATTTAAGCGGCTTTCAGGCTGGCATTGAGGGCATTTCCAGTCTTGCCGGAAAAGGTTTAAGCGGCGTAAAATCTCTTGCTGAAACAGGTTTGAATGCGATAAAATCATCAGTCAGTATGACTGTTGATGCTATGAAAGAACTGGGAAATGCTGCTGTATCATTTGGAAAAGAAGCTGTAAGCGTTGGTGCAAACTTTGAGGCAAGCCTTTCAAAAGTTGTTGCTACTGCCGGAATGACAAAAGACAGCCTCGTTGAAATCACTGGTGCTAACGGAATGACACAAACTGTAAATATGTATGATACTCTTGAAGCAAAAAGCAAACAGCTTGGAGCAAGTACTCAGTTTTCTGCATCACAGGTTTCTGACGCTTTCGGATATATGGCTATGGCTGGCTGGGACTGCGAACAGATGCTCGGCGGTATTGACGGCATTCTTAATCTTGCCGCCGCATCGGGTGAAGACCTCGCTATAACATCAGATATTGTAACCGATGCCCTGACGGCTTTCGGTCTTAAAGCTGAGGACGCTTCACATTTTTCTGATGTACTTGCAAAAGCTTCAAGCAGTGCAAACACCAATGTTTCAATGATGGGTGAAACATTCAAATATGTTGCTCCTGTTGCCGGTGCTCTTGGTTTCAGTGCTGAAGACTGTTCTGTTGCTATCGGTCTTATGGCTAACAGCGGCATAAAAGCCGGTCAGGCTGGAACTTCACTCCGTGCTTTCATGTCAAGACTTGCAAAGCCTACTGAGGAAGTCTGCATTGCTATGGAAGAACTCGGGTTGAGTATTACAAACTCTGACGGCTCGATGAAGTCTTTCAACCAGATAATGCTTGATATGAGAGGGTCATT